TATCCGCCGATGCCTCCTCGCTGTCGCGGAGCCACATGTATGCCTCTCGCAGCGTGTCCATTGAGTTGACCTCAATGAATGGCACGTTCGCGTCGGCGATGGAGAGCAGGCCCGCCTCGGCCGAAAGAACAATCGGTGACGGTAGCGTCTTGATGAGAGAGGTCTTCCCCGCACCAGCCTGGCCGTAGACCAGCAGCTTGACACTTCGCGCACCTAATGCGCCTGTGTGTTGTATCTTCATGTGTATGTCTCACTTCTCTGTATGCTTACACTGTCGGACCATCCGGTTGTGTAAGAATTTTTTCTTTACTGGATGATCAACCATCTGTAAAGGGGGTGTCGGCCCAAAAAAATTGTTAGGGACAAGGACACAAAAAAAATGAGTGGATTGCAGCTACCAAACGAGGACGATTTGCGAGCGAGGCTGGAGGCATTTAACCTGTCTCAGGTGGCCCGCGATCTCAACGTCAACTACATGCGACTATATAGGTTCATGCGCGAAGGGCGATCACTGCCTGCACCGCATCGGAAGCTTTTGGGGGAATACATAAATGGACAACACAGAAAATCCGGGACGGGAAGGAAACCTGAAAGCTATCTTCGGCGGGCCCTGGTCGCCGTCAAAAAACCACGCAAGAGATAACGATCCCCCAGAAGTCCAGCTTGCTGACGCTATCGAACGCGCAGGACTGCGACGCCCGGATCGGGTTATCCTCGATGGGAAGCTGCACCGCTTCCGCACTGATTCGAAAGGCGGACCGGGAGGTGGCGACAAGCCTGGCTGGTATATTGCATTCGCCGATGGCATCCCCGCCGGGCGCTTTGGGTGCTGGCGCTCTGGGATTGAACTGGCGTGGAGGGCTGATAATAGCGGGCGGAAACTGAGCGCTGTTGAGGAGATGGCAATCACCCGCCGAATGGCCGAGGCCAAGGCAGCCCGTGATGCTGAACTCGCCGCGTCCAGAGAGATCACCGCGGAAACTGTGGACATGATCTGGTCGGCTTGTGCCGCAGCAGACCCAGCCCATCCATATCTCGCCAGAAAAGGCATCCAGCCCCACGGCGCCCGCGTCACAGGTGATGGTCGCCTCGCTGTCCCTCTCTATGACGGCCCCGACCAAAATGTGCTGACATCCCTCCAATATATCGAGGCCGATGGTACAAAACGATACCATGCCGGGGGAGCCACTGGCGGCTCGTTCTGGGTGATCGGCGACATCACGGCGACGTCAAAAAGGATCTTCATCGCGGAGGGCTTTGCCACCGCCGCAACGATCCACGAGGCAACGGGCGATCCCTGCGTGGTTGCTTACTCTGCCTCCAACCTGGTGCAGGTCACAGGTGCAATGGGCGGTGGAACGGGAACCGACATCGTGATTGTCGCCGACAATGATGCTTCCGGGATTGGCCGCAAATACGCAGATCAGGCCTCCGCGAAGCATGGTGCAAGGGTTATCATCCCGCCAATCGAGGGGGATGCGAACGATTATCTGGCGGGTGGACATGATCTCGTCGCTCTCCTGAACCCACCGGATGAGCCAGACTGGCTAATCTCCGCTGATGATTTCTCGTCCCAGCCCGCACCGATTGAATGGCTCGTCAAAGGCTGGCTCCAGAAGCGATCCCTCATGATGGTCCACGGGCCATCCGGTGGGGGAAAGACATTTGCTGTCCTCGACTGGTGTCTTCATCTGGCGGCTGCATCCACAACCACAACCACAACCACAACCACAACCACAACCACAACATGGAATGGTAAAAAACTGCGCCCCGATGGTGGCCCTGTGATTTACCTTGCGGGTGAAGGCCACCACGGTTTGCGATCCCGGATCGCAGCGTGGAAGCACAGCCATGATAATCCAGCCCTCAATATGTGGCTGTCTAGGGCAGGCTGTGATCTCAATACGCCAGAGGGATATCGCCGGGTTGCTGATGCTATCTCAAAGACTGGGGGGTCATCATCATGTTCCCCCTCTCTGATTGTGGTCGATACCCTCCACCGGTTCCTGCTTGGCGATGAGAACTCAGCACAAGACGCCAAGACAATGCTAGATGCCTGCGCCGGGCTCATGGAGGAATTCAACTGTGCCGTTCTCCTGGTTCACCATACTGGCGTCTCTGAAGAGGCCCAGCATAGAGCGCGGGGCTCATCCGCATGGCGTGGGGCGTTGGATATCGAGATTTCCATCGTCCCCGCCGACAAGGAAAACGAAAAGCCAATGCAGATTGTCCAGCGCAAGAGCAAGGATGCCGAACTGGCAGAGCCGCTCTACGCTGAACTCAACTCCGTTGAGATCCCCGGATGGTTTGATGAGGATGGAGACCCCGTGACATCCGCAGTTCTCCAACTGGTTGACGCGCCTCCAGCATCATCCGGCAGCGAAGCTGGTGGTGGCAGGATGTCAAAGCTTGATGAGGCGAGGAGGACATTTGAGCGGGCATGGTGGGCCGGTGGCGCACAGGAAAATTCAGGAGGGCTGCCACTCGTCACAAGAGATGCCCTACATGATCTCCTGGTTGGCGATGGTTTCGCCAAGCGCACCGCGGACAATCATTGCAGGCCGTCAGACAGAGGACGCACCATTGGGCTTCTCCTGAATGCCTCCCTGATCCGGCCCGAGGGCAACACCGCATGGGTCCTCATAGACCAGAAACATGCGGCTGCCCTGCTTATCAGGAAGAGCGCCGACTAACCGACGCGCCCCAGCGCACCAGACGCGACGGCCCACGCCGCCAGTCGGTAAACGAGGGGGCCATCGTCAAGGCCCTTGTCCTCATACTTGAGGTAGGTGGCCCAGGCGACACCCATACGCCGGGCCATCTCCCGCTTGGATGGCACCGGGTCAATGCTCATGCGGTAGTCATTTATTGATACAGGTTTTCTGCTCATTTTTTCGCTCCTAAAAAGATCAGGGCGACCCTCCCTTCTCAGGAAAAAGCCGCCCTTGTTAACGTGATTACGTGATATGGACCAGATAGATCCAGAGGCCGGTGAGGCTTGATAGAATGAGCGTCTGGCGCGCCCGGTTGATGATGGTTTTCTTGATCATGGCTATCGCACCATCTTTGAGCAAATAAACCCCTTCGCCCACTCACGCTCATCATCATCGGCGAACATTGGATAGACCACCGCGTCAATGATATTCAGGCGGCTGTCCTCCTCCCGGATCGCCTCCCAGGGCAGTCTGCAAATGGCGTTAGCCGCCGTCAGCAAATCACCACCCCAGTCAAAGAGAAAACGAGCCTCACGACGCTCGTATTCAATCTCCATGCGCTCATGCTCTGCTAAAGTCATCATGGTAGTTTTTCTCACTCCTTTGTGTGTTTGTGCCAGACATCGTTGGCCTGGCACCCCGAAACCCCGCAGAGTATGATCTCCGACGGGGTGCTAGAGGGTTGATGTTGTCCCCGAACGAACCGCAACCGCCAGCCCGTTCATTGGGGTGTGAAATTAATTGACTGTCAGAGTCCAATTATCGGGCCACTCCATCCAACCCTCGAACGCGATCCTTGCAAAGATCAATTCAGCCTGCGGCTGGGTCTCATCGGTAAACCCGTGGCCCTCAATGTAGCTCTCGGCTGCGGCCAGAGCCTCGCTGAGATTGTCGATCTGGTCGGTGTAGCTCGTGCCAGTCCATTCGATGTCCAGTTTATGTGTCATTTCGTCGTCTCCTCTGTTGTGCTGACAGGTATAGATATAGACCATCCTTTTACCCATGGCAACCCCCACCATGAAAAAAATATCGGTCTATATGCAGGCCTACCCTCATCTACCCTCATCTACCCTGGGGTACATCAGGGTAGATCGGCGAAATAGGTCCGTACCCCTACCCCCGACGCCGGAGGGTAGTATGTAATACTACACCGGCTAGGGTAGGGTGGACCGCAGGGCCGGGGTAAGGTAGGCCGTTTTTTGGGGCCAGTAAAAAAAATGGTTGACGGAAGGCTAGGCCGTGGGGTAGGGCTGGGTCAGCGAGAAATCATTCACCTACTGCAAAGGCCCCGCACCATGCTTAAGATCGTCGAAGAAGTCACAACCGTTTACCGCGTCCTGGACGCTGCGGATCGGTTGATCCGGGAACTGCCGACCCTCATCGAAGCGGAGGCGTTCAAGCTTGGTTTCGAGGAAGCGACGCCGGCGTATGAGGACGCCCCAGAGCCTGCCGTCAATCCGTTTTTTGAAGACGCTCCTGCCGCAGAAATTAGCGTCGCAGACAACACCCGGCCTGCATGGTTCTCCGAGCAGGCCACAGAGGAGGTGGCAGTCGCTCTTTCGGAACAGGATGATCTTGACGCCGAGGTCTTCGAGGACACCGAGCCGCTGGTGACGAACGGGTCCGCTGAGACGATTGAGGTCTGAGGCCGATGGCCAAGAGAGGCCCAAAGGGGCCGAGCAAGCCAATGTCTGATGAAGACTTCGAAAAACTTGTCGGGATGATTCGCATCCAATGCACGGCTGAAGAAATATGCGCTATCCTTGGCATGAGCGAAGACACGCTGGGTCGAAGAATAGCAGAGCGCAATATCAGCGGTGTTAAGAATTTTGCGGACTTATACAAAAGACACCAAGACGAAGGCAAAGCTTCCCTGCGTCGCGCACAGTGGAAATCTGCCACTCAGGACAATAATCCGACCATGCTAGTGTGGCTTGGCAAGAACATGCTAGGCCAGACTGACAAGCAGGACGTTCGCATGTCTGGCGAACTGGCTCACAAGATCCAGGTTGAGTTCGTTGGCGAAGAAGACGATTAACCTGAAGGCTCCCGGCTGGTCCAAGAAACTGTTTCGACCGGCTCGCTATAAGGGCGTCTACGGTGGCCGCGGGTCCGGCAAGTCTCATATGTTCGCTGAATTGCTGATCATGCGCCACGTTGAAAACCCGAACCTGCGATCTGTCTGTGTGCGTGAGATCCAGAAGTCGTTGAACCAGTCGGTTAAGCGCTTGCTTGAGTCCAAGATCGAGTCACTTGGCGTTGAGGATTATTTCCACGTTCAGGACACGGTGATCAAGTCTACAGTCGGTTCCGGCCAGATCATCTTCCAGGGCCTCCAGAACCACACCGCGGACAGCATCAAGTCGTTGGAAGGCTATTCGATAGCGTGGGTTGAGGAAGCCCAGTCTCTTAGCCAGCGCTCCCTTGACCTGCTGCGCCCGACGATCCGGGCTGAA